ATTCATCAATTTATTGATGCACGAAAGGTTACGGAACACTACTGGGATTTCCAGGCAGTGAACCGATAGTGTCTGATGCCCAAAACGGGTTATCATACACTTTGCGCAAAAAGTCAACGTTTGTTGCCTTTTGTGCCAGTTTTCTTACGCTTGCGTTAAGCAAGTGTAAGACGACTTTTGTCAAGGGGTCTCCCATGAGAACCCCTTGCCAAAGGGTGATCGCACGGAGGTCTTCTCCGTACGGTTCCCCAATCGTTTTCAGTGCTCCATGAGCAGTGAAGACGATCGTGCGGGGCCTGTAACAGGTTGCTATTACAATGCCCTGCAAAACCTTTGGGATGCCGCATTGCCGCATCCACAAAGGTCCCAGAATTGATGCTACCTCATGGTGCATCGAGTCTGTTGCCTCTTCGAAGTCAGTACTTGACGCGAAGAGGTCGCGGTAGTGGTCTGTCTGTTTGACATACCCTCCGAATTCTTCTACTTCTGTCTTATCGACATGGTAGACGAGCTTTTCGAGAATTTGCGAATGCAAATTCCGGAAAAGATTCCATCCCTGGTTTGTCATTGACATCCCAGAGACGGAACTGCGCAGCCCCTTAGCCAGGGGTGTAGCGCATATCCTGCTTACAAGGTCAAGAACGACCTTGAGGCAGGCCCGGCCTTTGGTAATGGATCTCCCTTTACCAGGCTCGGTAACCACCGTAAGGTATGCAATTCGCAATTCCTCCGGTGTCAAAGACATAACAACTTCTAGAGCTCTCCAGAAGATGTATGTTCCTGGACCTAATTCTTCCAACGAAGAATATTTGTCCAGTTGGCCCGTGTCAAGATCAATAATCTTGGCACGGACGCCAAACACAGTGTCAGCCAGGATATCCTGGATGGCCTGCGTGGTTCCTCCTTCTTTCCGGGTGTTTTCCCAGGAAGCGGAGGTATTTACTGTGATCCTTGCCTTTGTTGCAAGTCCAGTAAAATTTGACGGTTCGATGTCGGCAATTACTTCCGACACAGCCGCCTTTACAAGCCTTTTCGTTTCCTTAGATAAAGGAACGGGCTTGGTGCCTACAGTCCGAATAAATTTATATTTGGACTGTAGCAAAACTAGGGGTGGGGGTGTCCCACACGCCCTAGTTTGTGTCAGGTAATTAATATCGGCTAGATATTGATAACCTGAACGCTTGTATACAAGACGATATATCTTGTACATCGAGCGAAGCCATCTCGGGCAGTCCATTTCGGCTGCCAGGACGGCATCTGAGGTAGCTTGGGTGTGACCAAGGTACTTCAGCGTCTTACGAACAGTTTTTAACTGCGAGTAGGACGATACGATGTCCATTCCCTGATTGGGAATGACACCGTCATAGAACTCATCTGACAGTAAGTAAGATAAGTTCCAGAGTACGAACGTGTCATATTTTTGCCACGTCCATACTTCTTCGGGACACGCGAGGAATCTCCCCGTGAACATCCCGTCAATCGTTTTAAGGACTTCAATGAGTCTCTTAGAACGAGCACTTGCACTAGGCCTTTTCGCCTGTGCAAATGTACTCCTTGTCCGCTTAGACCAAAGCGGATCAGGATCACCGTGTAGGAAGTTTTTAATTCTTCCCCACAGTGTCTTGGCCCATTCTTGCGATTTGCAAGAAGAGTCATACCGCATTCTCACGAGGTGTTTACCCCAGTGAGTATGCTTAAATAGAATACTGACCCTAAGGTCAGCATCTATAACGTCAGAAAACCTTATCTGATTGGTAAAGTTTCCTGAAATCTCTCCTCGGTGGTGATTTAACACACTGAGTGGGAGTTTGTCTGAAAGGCGAAAAGTATCGCCGTTCCAGACATGTACGACGGGAGGGGTTTTGCCCACTCGCGCGTACCACGACTGTATCGCGTGGATTTTCCACGGATCAGCGTAATCTATCTTGACCCGATCCTTCGGGCCAAGATGGAGAACATCGGGGAGGGGACGAACGTCTTCCTCGATGTGGCTTAAAGGATCCGATATTATCGGTTCATCCCTAAGCGATTCCCTCCGGCTAGCTGTTGGCGAACCGGTGGGCTGGCTACTAGATGCTTCAGTTAGAAGTGTCCGTAGCGAAGATCGACTTGACACAGATAGTGTCGGTCGACCTCTTGGAGGAACAGGAACGTACGGCCCCTGTCCATCCTTTTGTACTGTCAGTGGAAAACCACTGTAGTACAAATGCCTCAATTTCGCCTTTACGGTCGAATTCGGGGCCTTACGAAGGAAAGTGCTACTTGCAACTTGCTTCGTCGACAGGAATTGGAGAGAAGTGTTTGCTTCCTCCAATCCTGGAGGTACGTCTACGGTCGGTTGATCGTAAGCGTACCAGGTCATACATTGAGAGAGTATTCCCTCAATGTATGGATCGAATCGTTTATCTACATTTTGTAGGTCGCGATTTGTCATAACTGTTGCCCGATTGGTCGGGACTGATTAT